CTGTTATGTTTAATTTCATTTTATTTACCGTTAAATTTTTATATAAAGTTCTGTCTATTCTATATCTATATTCTTTTTGATATAATATTTTTTGATAATTAATCTTTCCTTTTTCTTCCATTTCAGGAGTTACAATAATTGGATTTAACTTCATATAATCACTAATTATTTTTTCTGATATTCTCATTTGTTTAGGTTTTAAAAGGGTGCTATTATACACCCTTGTTAGTTAGTTATATTTTGGTGAGTAATGTTTAGTTAAATAATTTTCTAAATAATCTATACTATCTTGGTCTAATACAAAAATTTCTTTGTTCTTTTCGTAAAATGCTACAACACTAACATTATCAATATAGTTATTTATATCTAAATTTATATTTAATTGTGATATACATAGTTTGCCAATAGAAATTTGAGCAAAAGGATGTATTAGCTCTATTTCTATTCCATGCATTTCTTTGTTATTTCCATTAAACTTTGGTAATACATTTTCTAATTTTTTAGAATTAATTGCTATTATGTTTTTAAAAGGATTGTTTATGATCATAGTTGTAAGTTTAATTAATAATTTTGTTTGTTTTGTTTTATGGGTGCTATTATACACCCTTGTTGGTTATTTTCTTTCTGTAATTTTTATTGATTTATTTTTATCATATATAGGTTTTAAATATATAGATAAATTTGCTTGTGTATAGTTAGTTTCATTTATTCCACTTATATATTTAGGCATACTTTGAAGTTCAGCACTAACAGGTGTATTATAACTATCATTAACACATAAGTGTAATAAAGCATCTTCTCCATATTTTTTTTCTGCTTTTTCTATCCAGTTTTTTAGGTCTTTAATTGTTCGCATAATTATAAGTTTAATTAATAATTTTGTTTTGTTTGTGTAAATATAAATATAATTACAATACAAACAATAAAAAGTGAAAAAAAAATAATTAACAAGACAATGTTAATACTAAAATAAATGGGTTATTCTTGCTATTTGACCAGCATTTTTATGAAATAAAAAGCTTTCAATTGCTTTATTATTAGATGATTGATAACCATGTTTATGGTGAAACCTATCAGCTTCTGATGGTGATCTTAAACTTTCAATACTAAGACCAGGATAATCTTTTGAAACCTTGTGATGTATATGCTGGGTGAACATATATCTATATTTTGTATCACTCCAGTCTTTAGATTCATCAGCCATAAGCATAGGCAACAAATCCATCTTTATTCTATCAGCATGAGTTGAGGCTATAAGGTTATTATAGTATTTATAATATTTTCTCATATGTAGGCTTATATCCCAGCTTGTATTCTTATTATTTCTAAAGTGTACCTGTAGTATTTGGGCTACAAGGAAGCCAACAACATTATCATGATTTCCTGGTGTATACATAACATGGACATCAGCAAGTTGCAAAAGTGTTTTAATAACTTCAATCATCAGCCTTTTAGCTATTAGAAAATGATCACTTAAAAAGCCATCAACATCTTGCTTTGTTCCTTTGGTTGTTGTTCCTTCAAAGTTATCTACATGTAGCAAATCACCACTTAACAACAAAACAATCTTATCTATATTAAAACCACTTGCTTTTTTAATGCAACCTTTAACACCTTCTAAGCATCTTAGAACTGCCTCTTGATTGTTGTACTCCTCACCACTTGTAAAGCTTTTGCATAGCTTACCAATATGCAAATCACTAGGACACATAAACAATAAATGACTATCACTATATCTTTGCCTTTCTAATACTGGGTATTTAGGTGAGTATTTTTTTGCTTCATTTATTAGCTCTTTGCTTAGCTTTAAAAAGTCATCTTTTTTTAAATTGTTTTTAAAATATAAAGAAGCATTTTTGTTTTTAATCCACCCACTGTGTACTTTATTAGGGTCTAAACCTTCTTTTTTAGCCTCTTCTTGTATTCTCCTATACTTAAATATTATTTCAGCTTCATCACTTGAAAGCCTATATTTTGGGTTTCCACCTTGCTCAGGTCTATGCCTTTCATTATGGCTCTTATTTTCATTGTGCCTTTTATTTTTATTATGCCCTTTGTTCATAATATTTTACCTATTTTCTTTAACACAATTAAAGCCAATAAAAGCAAAGCAAATATTAAGATGAGGTGTTTGTATTGTTGCCACCAAGATAGCTCTTTATAGACAATCTTTTTGACCTCATAAGGAACAATTTTTTCCTTAACAATCGTATCCCCAAAACATTCAACCTCATGAATGATTGTTTCCTTAACCGTGTCATAAAAATACTTTAAATAAACCTTTTCATTATAAATTACTGTATCAGTTCTTTGTTTAATTATATTGTTTACAACTGTTGTATCATAGTTATCTATAACAATGGTATCTATTACTATAATAGTATCAATACTTGTTTCAGTAAGGTGTGGGTATTTATCAACAAGCCTATTCAACCTCTTTTGTGGTGAACAGGCTACTAATAAAAATAATAAATTGCAGTTGTTGAAGGAGGTGCCTTGTGGGAACCAGTTTCCAAATTGTAAATTTATTTGCGATGCACATAAGTCCAAAAATGAGATACCAGATTTTG